AATATCAGGTTTAAATGACTTCTTGATAGCAAGCTCTTTAATCAGTCCTCTAAAGTGTGCAGAGTGAGCTGATGCAGTTGGATATTCTTTGACAATAAGCTTACCAGAAGTTGATTTGATAATTTTAGCAATCTTGTTGTCAAACATCTGCTTAGGTAAATCATGCAAATCTTCCATAGAGATATTCATAAGGTTTGCATCAATACGTTCTGCGATACGTTCCTCTGCCATCTCTAAGGTGATATACAGAACATTCTTACCTTGACTAAGACAGTTTGCTGCAACATGACACATAAACAAACTCTTACCTACACCTGTACCAGCAAGAGCAATATTCAATGTTTTGGGTGGAAGTCCACCTTTGGTTATTTTATTGAAAAATTCCAAATCAAATGGAATCTTCTTTTCTACTGTGTGGTAATAATCAAAGCGTGATTCTGAATCTAGGAGATAATCATGTCCCACAGCATTATCGAAACCAACAGCCAAGGCGTCAATAAGAATATTAGGAATAGCATCCGGCCCACGATTCTTATCTTTTCCATCAATAATTGATATGCCTTCAACAATAGCATTATATACCGCCTTATCTTTGCAGAACTTTTCTGTAGTATCTACTAACCAATCAAAGTCTACATCAGTAGAGCTGAGCGTTTGAATGACAGCAACAACTTTCTTATACTCATCCTCATTTAAATCTTTTCTTCCCTGTACCTCAATTTCCAGAGAAGTCTGTGTTGGAATTTTATTATACTTATCTACAAACTTTGTTATTTCTTCAAAGATAGTTCTCTCTGTTCTATCAGAGAAATAATCTTTCTTCATGAACGGCAATACTTTACGAGCATATTGCTCATTAGTTACAAGTTGTGTAAGTGCTGTTCGTTCAATCGTCTGTAACATTATCTTCCTCTGATTGTTCATTTATAATATCAACTAAAATATCACCAATGAAAGTAAAAAAATCTTCTCCAAAATTCTCTCTTGGAATTCCTACGTTGTCTAGTATAGTATATTCAAAACGAAAAGGCAAGGTTCCATCATCATTTAAATTATCTTCTTCTGGAATTGACACCTTGCCATAATTATATATTACATCCTTGAATTTGCCATCTTTAATCATAATAGAAGCAAAATCTTCGTCTTTCCGTGAAACAAACATATAGCTATCTTTTATATCAGACATATTGTAAATAACTTCCAATTATATATTTTGGATTTTTCACTGGAGCTTTTCCAGCGTGTATCCAAGGCCACATTGGAGGAAAGAGTAAAATAGACCCTCTCCGACAAGGTGGTGAACCAGCTAAAACTTCCAACTCTGTTTGCCCTGCATAATTGTCTGTAAGATAGGTAAACATAACCAGAAAACGTCTGGCAGTCGCATAGTCTCTCACATCCACATGAGCAGGAAACTCATCTGTTGTATTCGGTAAATATCGTTTTATCTTAAATGCTTCTACGCCAAATTTTTCTGGAAACTGGAATGATTTTAAACGACAATCCTTTTTATACCTCTCAACATTTTCCATAAAGAAATTACTAAGAAAATTCAAATCCTCTCTAAATGGAGTATCAGGAGAATTCATTAAATTTATCAGTGTTAAAGTTTTTCCCTCACCACAATCTTGTTCTTCATGCATTTCTGGATGAGCTTCAAATTTGTCAACAAAATATTGACACTTCTCATCCGTCATTACATCATTATAAACTCTAACATAGTTATCCATTATTTTTTCTTTACTGTAAAATCAATTCCCAATCGTTTTTCATGCGTAGTAATTTGCGAAGCACAATGTGGGACTCGTGGATCAAAAACTACAAAGTTGGTTGGCACCATAGGAATTACTTCATCACCATGCCGAAATAATCCACCGTCTTTGGAATTCCAATTACTGTTTAACAACCCAACAATCTTGATATAATCCGTATCATGCTCATGGTCTATGTGCTTATTATCTAACCTATGCCGGTCTTTCAAACTAATACCACAATAAGAAACCTCTGGATAAAACAAATCACTTCTCTTATCATAAATCTGAATAAGAAGACCCATTGCCATTCCAGCTAATAATTCATTCACTGGCGCATTTTCAATAATATCAAGTTTTAGATGCTTATCTTCAAATGGCATACCAATCGGATATTTAAGATTCCAATTTGCGCTGCTCATTGCAGCAAATTTTAACATATCAAGGTATGATGTAGAACAACAATTCTCAATTACTTGTAGCATACTTAAATTCTTTCATCGCACATTCTTCAAGCTTCTGCATGATTTCATCAGTAAAATAATTTTGTGGATTGTTCAAAATTGTTTTACCGAATTGCTTGGAACCATCAGGCAATTCAAATCGTGTAGATACCTTCTTGAAGATTCCATACTTCTCTGCAAGTTCCAATAGTCCGTAATACCGATCAAGCCCTTTATCATAGGTCAACCTAACATCAACTACCTTATTCTCTACAGTCAAACGAGATTTATGATTCTTGCAATGAATAATATTACCGACAACTTCTGTACCGTCCTTCTCTTTCCTTTTGGTTAGATATATGATGGATGATGCAGCATATTTCAAACCAGAGCCACCACCCATTTCTTTTTGAGGAAACATGGAACCGACAACATCATAGGTATGATTGGTAACAACCATAGGAACTTTGGCACGACCTAGTTTCAAAGTCAATACACGAAATGCAGCTTTAAGAACTTGTGCTCTTGTCATATCTCTTGTCTCTTTACCATCTGCTGTATCTTCTACTTCCTTGGTAGTAGACAACATACCAAGTGAATCAAGACACAGAAATAAAGGTTTTCTATCTGATTTATGCTGTAAAAGATACAAGTCCAGAACCTTTAGAATTTGTGTACGAAATTCTTGTACCGTTGTAACAGGCATAATCACCATACGGCTTGGATCAATGTTACGATCAGTTACCATCTGTTTTGTGATTGCAGATTCACTTTCAAAATAAATGACACCAGCATTCGAGTCTTTATCAAGAAAGTTCTTAACAATTCCCATGAGAAAGTAAGTCTTACCTGTAGCAGATTCGCCGGCAAGAGCTGTAATTTTGTTAGATGCTAATCCACCGTAAAGAGAGCCAGACAATAGTGCATTAAAGATGTAAGAGCCAGTGTCAATAAATGAATCTACATCACCAGCTTCTACACCGTCACTTACCAAAGATGCATATTCGTTTCCTACATCCTTGATTATATTCCTTAAAAAGTCATTCATGTATTTCTTTCCAATTCTTAACAAATCTCATACCATAGTTATTCACTTTAGGCATTTCTTTCAGATTTATTCCTTCTTTCAGTATGGGCTCTTGAGTAAAGCCAGAATAATCTACATGGTGATGAACTCTGCCATACTTCCATGATAACTTAGCAACGTCTGGATGCATATCAACCAACATCTGGGATTTGTTCATTGTTCCAAGTGGATTATACTTTTCCTTATTGATGTGCTCTTTATTTTCTTTATGATAGAACTCTTCTGTATTGCCACCTTTAATAGTTTGTGTAGCAGCCTTACCTTGTAGAAAAGCATTGAACACTATGGTGCAATCTCCATCTTTAAGAACCCTCAAACAAATATCAGTGTCCTCATTATATCTGCCTCTCCAACGATGCTTACATTCATTGTCAATCAGAAGACAAGAATATATCCTCGTATTCCATACGATAGGTGGACGTTTCTCATTTGGTGGCAGGAAAAATCTATAACGCAACCCTGCTATTTTTATGTTATTATACCTGTCAACAAAGTCTTCTGGCACTCTAAAGACAACTCCGCTCTCTACACGAATACGAAAGTTTTTGTGTAGTCTATAGAAATCATCAATGTTATCATCCATAACCCAGTGACGTTTTGCACCCTGAGAAATAGAATGCTCCCAACACCAGTTTCTAGCTCTTCCTGGCCCATCGCCATGATTGCTGAACGGAAGCACAAGCAACTTGCTCTTATCTACCTCGGCAGCATAATCATCATAGTCTTGTGGCTCAATAGCAATCTTATAGGGAACACCCATACGGTCAAGAGACTTGCAAGTACCGCCAGTCTTTGCTCTTCCTTTGGAGATAATATATATAGGATATTTTGGATTAATCATCTACAACCCACCTCAATAAACGATTTGGCAATCTATCATCTTTTGGATAGAAAATGCTTTTGGTTTTTACAGTAAGTTTTTGCTCTATAAGTTTTTTAAACTTTTCATAATCTTCTTTTGTCTTGAACTTCACTAACAGTTCTTTATAGTTTGGGTCATCCTCTTGCTCAAACTCTGGCATTCCTACCCATTGTTTTTCCCAAGGCTCCTCATCTTTAATGTCTTTAATGTCAAGAAAATCATGTAGAGTCCCTTGCTTCTCAATCTCTACTTTCTTTCCAACAAAATTATCATAATCATCAATCATTAATGTCAAGTTCCCTTTATCCAAAAAAATCCTCTAGCGTTCCTTGCGTTCCATAACTGTCATCAATTTTCCACCGTATCTTTTCTGTTATAAACCTTAGTGGTTCAACAAAACTCTTAGTGAATTGTACATCATAGTCTATTCTATCCATAATGTCAAGTTCCTTTGGCATAGAAGTTAAAAATGAAAATGCACTTGATGTATAGATATTGGGTTGCTTCATGTGTAGAAACTTTATCTTATCACCTTCCTGTATAATAGGATACTTGTTAGACAACTTATGCTTCTTCACCAAATGATTATATAGAATTGCACCCTTGCAATGAATAGGAGCCCCCTTTGCGAACATACCATTAGACGATGAAAACTTTTTAAGTCCATTTACAGAACGAGGATAAGCAATATCTTCTGGAGGCAAATTCATAAATTCATCTCTAAAATCTTGTATAAAGGTATTTAGCATCTTCTCATCACCCGTCATAATGATGTTCAATGCGTCCTTGATCTTTTGTCTGCATACAGCCGGAGTGGATGACTTGACTGCTTCAATACCCATAATCTTGAGTTGTGGAGTTTTATAACGAACACCTTCAATATCCCATGCGTTCAGAATATATCTTTTCTTCGCAGTCCAAATTCCCTTATCAGCAATTACCTCTCTAGACATTTCCATCTTTTGTTCATATGCGTTCATAGTTTTAGCAAGTACCGAATAGCTTTTGAGAATAAAAGGTTCCAACTTCTCACTTGCAATCTTGTCCAAGAAATCGGTAATTCTTTCAGGCGTTCCTCCCTCTTTAAACACTTTATTAACCAATGCGTCAAAAGTGATATAAACCGAATCGGTATCAGACGCGATAACATAGTCCTCATTTTTTGTCTCCAAGATTTTATTAAGGTAGATGTTAAGAGCCTTCTCAATCCACCGTATAGCCAACTGACCACTTGTAGTGATTGCTGTAGCAACCATAAGATCAAAATAGCGAAACCAATTATTCCCAATAGCACCATACGCTGAATTGAGAGATATCTTCTTTGCCATTTGGACATTGTTATATAAAGAGATGTATTTGAGTAGTCGAGGGTCTTTAGTGTCCTCATATTTCTGCTTAGCTTCAAGCATAAGTCTTTTATATTTTGTACGATCATTATACATAGTCTCCATTATTTCAGGCAAAAATCCTCGTTTGTCTTTTCTAAAAAATGCACCATTTGGAGTCATACAATATTGGGTATCGTTCTTAACTTTACCTTCAAGTATTTTATCAACCAACCCCTCTTTCTTTTCACTTGGAATTAATGTCTCTGGTGAAATATTATACTGCATAATCAAATGTGGATACAAAGAATTCAAATCAAAACTCATAACCCATTTATGCATACCAACCTGTGGGTCTTTTACATATGCACCTTCATATTTCTCTACCTTCTCTGCCTTTATTTTTTGAGGAATAACGATATTCTTTTCCCGCAAATAATTATATATCAGAATATCCCAATAACGAACTGAACCTAGAACATCTACATAATTAACTTTGGCATCGTAAGCCATAGTTAAACATAATTCAATAAGTCCCATCTTGTCTTCTAATCTATCAACAATCTCAACGTCTTGAATATTATACTCAATAAAAGACTGATAATCTTTCGTATACCATTCACGAAAGGTTTCATAGGGATTGCCTTCTTTACGCTCACCTAATTCCACAAATGCAATATGGTCTAGCCGATATGACTCCTGAGCAGAATAAGTGAACTTGCGATAAAGATCAAAATAATCCAGTGCAGCAATACCCTGTATATCATATATCTGATGATTCCGGCCCATCCGATATATTTCACGATCCTTTACACCACCCCAAGGCGACAGACGTTTCAATTCATCCTCACCAAACAACTTTTTGATACGATTACAAACATAGGGAATATCAAAAAATTCAGAGTTCCATCCCGTAACAATATCAGGATGATACTTTTGCCAAAACACAAGAAACTCTTTTAATAGGTGTACTTCACTCTCACATTTTATATAAGTTACATCTTCACGATCTGTTTCAAAATCACCGATACCCCAAACAACAATACGTTTGCTCTGATGATTTTTGATAGTTATGGATAGAAGCTCTTCTTCTGCAAGTTCTGGTGAAGGAAAGCCATTTTCACATTGAACCTCAATATCAATTGTGACTATAAGAAGTTTGTCTAAATCCCAATCAACTTTGCCTTTATAAGTGTCAGCAATATAAGTGTAAGGATATTGAGTATTTCCATATATAAGTTCTGGTTGTGATTTATGACTATCAACCCATTCTCTGGCTTCTTTCATCGTGGAAAATGTCAAATCAGTGACATAACCACCATCAAGATTTTTATATGGAGTTTGTTTTTCTACAGGAGCATAAAGTGTGGGAGAATATCTTACTCTAAAATTTTCACGTTTATCATTTATAACAGCACGAACAAGAAGATTATTGCCCCACTGAAGGACATTTGTGTAGAAATTCATATAGTAACTGTATCACCTTTGGAGTTA